ATAATTCCTATGCTCTTATTTTTACATAATTCGCTTATTTTAGCGACTATATCATCATTACGCAAAGATTCTACATTAGTTATAAGAAAGTACTCTGAAATCGTCTCTGGTGAAGTCAGAAGTATATCTAAATCATGTATCTTATCATTAGTAGAACCTACTGTTATCTTACCACGCTTTAATCTCTGACCTAAAATATAACTTTCTTCATTTGAATGAGTCTTTATTTCTTCTCGCCAGTTCCATTTAAGTCCATTTACACCGCATATTATCAGACAATGTTCATAATGATACATCAACTTCTTGGCTATTGCTATGTCGATAACTTGCTTTGTCTTACCAAGACCCTGCTCATCACCAAGCAACCAGTTCTGATGATTCAGACCAAAATTAAAGCCTACAATCTGATGATTAAATGGCTTTGTCTTATATGTAAACTCTTTTGGTGCTTCTATCTCTTCCTTAACGAGAAGTTCTTGACCAGTTAAGTCGACAGGATAATCTGATAATTTATCCATCAGTCTATCAATCTGTAATGCCGGTATCTCCCATTCTTTTTCATCAGGATTCCAATATCTTGTTGGAAACTCTCTGATAATATCTATAATCTTTGTATCATATGGAAAAGATATGAACATCGAGAAGTCGCCGTTTGCTCTATTCGATTTTCTAATGTCGATGTTAATCATGTTGTTCTCCAAATCAATGTTTTTTGTTCTGCGAACATTATATATCAATCGTACAATTTTGTCAAGACATAAAAAAATCAGCCTGATAAATCAGACTGACTTCTTATTATTATATATCTTCTAATTCGTACTTACACTCACCAGAATTAAGAATTTCAAACGCTTTCACCGCTACTCTGAATATAAAAAGTATGGGAATGTCTGCAATCTCATCATCATTAGTAAGTAATTTGTAAAACTTATCCATATCCATTTCAACTCACCTCTTTCTGTCTGCACTCTATCATATAAGAAAGCACTCATCTTACAAGATAAGTGCTAAAGTGCCTTGATTATCTTTCTATTAACACGTTGGCTTAATTTCTTTGCACTATCTATTGATATATTAAGAATAAATGATATATCAATTAACGATGCACCTTGACTTCGTAAGTCGAAAACTAAACTCTCTTTACCAACAAAATTACAATGTTCCTTCAGATAATCTAATTCCGGTGTGGTGAAATTTGATAATATCATTTCTTCTTTTTATGTCTTGGTCTACTACTTGCCCTTGATACTGTACGTTTCTTTACTTTAATTTTCGCCATCTATCTGTACCTCGCCACTGTCATTGTAAACTACGTTAGCATCATCTTGACCAGAAAGTTCATAAGATTCTGATATTTCTTTGTCTGGGAGATTCCACGCATACAACCAAGCAATATTACTGGCGAAAAGAAGTACCAGTGCTATTATCATCATGATAAAATATCGCCTACATTGTAGTTTTAATTCACGTAAAATCTCTGTTGCTAAATTATCCATTTAATTAACACCTATTGATGCCCATGTTTTTGGCCCTATGATACCGTCTGCTTTAAGACCGTGCATCATCTGCCATTGTTTAACTGCGTACTCTGTATTTGGTCCAAATATTCCATCTTCTAATCCACAATGATAACCGTTAAGATTAAGAAACTTCTGCCAATGCAGTACATAAGCGTTTCTATCACCTTTGCGAAGTGTTGGTGTGTCATTTATTGTACTCGTTGAAGTATCTACAACACCTGTAACTTCTGCATCCCAAAGATATAACTTGAACCGTTCTATACATTTTGTAAGGGTCTGTGTATAGGTAGGTGATGTAGCATATCCATCATTCTTTACATTGATACAAGCCTCTCTATAATCTTTACAACCACGAAGATTCTTATATCTGGCAAGTCTATTGAACAGACTTGAATGGTCTGCGATTGATTCTGCCCAACTTGGATATTTTCTAAAGTCTGCCTGTACTTTACAAGCAACGCCATTATAATACTCTGTTGTCCAGAATTTCTTTGACTGACCGTTGTACTGCCCTTTTATGCCGAACAGATTATTACATTGTACTGCAAGTCCACTATTACCCTTGTTGCTTTCTATATAAGCCTGTGCGGCAGTAAGAGAAGCAAGGATATTAGATGACCTCATATCTGCTATAACATAAGGTTTTAACTTTGCAAAGAATGAATCATCAGTATATGCCATTACTTATCCTCTTTTACTGCGTTCTTATCAACCCATGCTTCACAAAAAGCATAAATGGCAGCTGATAAAACACCAGATACAATACCAATTCCTGCTACTATCTGATTAGATGTACACAGTCCTGCGATACTGGCTGCTACTGAACCAAGAAAAGCGGCTACACATATCCAAAATTTTCTGCTTGATAATTTCTGTTTCCAATCCATTATAAGCACCTCCTTTTTAATACATTATATAACGTATCATGGGATTTGTAAACCATCAATCATAGATTTAATCATTTCTCGTTCACTTGGCATATCTGTGCTTGTATAAAGAGTGTGTATAAATTCTGATATTTCTTTACACACCGCTTTTATTTGCTTCTCTATTGCCTGCTCTGCTATTTCTCCCAACTGATACCTACGCTTCATACCTATATATTTGACGTATTGCGGTAATATATCCTCGTACTCCTCTTCTGCATTATTCATATGCTCTTTGACTATATAGAGGTGTGCCAATTTCTCACAATTTTCAAATGTTGTGCTATCATCTTTTAGTTCCTGTATTGTTCTGTTGATGTCTTGTATATTCATAATTCACCTCAAAAGAGGGCGTGTCAATGCACGCCCTCAATCTTCATTATTTGATTTTGTTTATGCAGTCCATAATAGCCTGACGTTCATGCTCTGACATTGTGTCATCCATAAGAGTTTCTAACTTTTGTACCATCTTTTTCTTTGAGGCGTCCCTACTGTACCCGTAACTGTTTTCGTAGGATTGTCCTCTATCCTGACTATTACGAAAGTTATCCCTACTTTCATTATATCGACCGTCACTATCGCCATCACGACCACGGCGAGCATTGCTCATACCATCGTTTGACATTCCGTCATTCGACATACCATCATAAGACCATTCAGGCATCATTCTGTTGCTCATTCCATCATAACTTCTGTTATCGTAACTACGGCGATAAGCATTGGACATACCATTGCTCATGCCACCTTCTTCTGCCTTCATATAGTCTATGCATTTGTCGGTGTTTTTAATTGCAGCCATCAATTTGTAAAGATTATCTAATGACTGGACATCGAGGTCACCTTTCTTCTCAATGTCTTTAACCTCTCGTTCAAGCATATCCCGGAGGTTCTCATACATCTGTATTTTGTGCATATCCGTTCTCCTTTCTATGCTATTCTCGATATGGTAAAGTTTGCGTTCTGCACATTGATAACCGGTGCGGGTGTTACTGTCGGGTCAGTTGTAGCCGGTACGGCATCTACTGAAATTGAGAAGCAACATCCTCTTGGTACTTTTATTATCGCAGTACTGGTAACATTGCCATACTCATCTGCGGCAGCAGGCGTATAAATAGCCCGGCTTGTAAGACGAGGTTCACCATTAACTGTAATAGCAATAGCTATGGAAGTAACAGTGCCACCTTCGGGTACTGCTATATTCCCATTAAATGTTACCTGATAAGTTGCAAAGCACTGATTGGTTACCCCACGCAGAATAAAAACTCCTGTTTCGTCCTCGTGGTAGATGCAACCGCGAGTACAAGGAATAGAAGCATTAAAGATTACAGGTGCATTTAAAGATACTTCCTGTATTGCATTTGCTAAATATTCTGCTGCCATTGTTTGTCCTCCTTATGCTACGCCACAACCACATCCACCATTGTTGCAAGTGAAGATAGGTGTTCTGCCATAAACCGGTGTTGAAGGAACAGGACAGTTAGAAAGTCTGTTATACAACTGGTCAACCTCGTTAGAGAATCCCTGCTGAATAAATGCGTTCTGTGCCGTCTGTGACTCACGAAGCGTTGCCATATTGAGAGCGTTCTGGAGTTCAAGAATTTTCTCATTCTTGGCATCAATCTTATCGTTGCACATCTGGTCAAGAATTTTCTGGGTATTAACACTCTGATTTGTGAGTATAGCCTGTACACCTTCATTGATTGTCTGTCTGTCGGCACAATTCTCACTAATGATAGTAGAGTTAAGGTTTGCAGTAGCAAGCCTATTTTCGCAACAACAATTCTGTAAAGCACTCTGCAGGCTAAACATCTGTTGCATATCTGCCATCTGTCTTGTGTTTGCACCCTGTTCAACGCCAGAGAATCCATTAGCAAGAGCCATCTGAATATCACTTCCAGTGTTGCATAACTGTGTTGAAAGAGAATGGATACCATCTCTTATGCTCGTTACATTATCGTTGAGCATCTGGTTCTGGAATCCGTTTGATGTAAGATTAGCCTGGTTCATCCAAGGATAGATGTCATTACCGTAGCCACCAAAGCCACCGTTTCCCCATCCATTGTTGCCCCATCCGAGAAGAAGAAGCAGAATTATCCATGCCCAATCTCCACCGAAGCCATTACCAAAACCATTTCCACCTGCATACGCAGGCGCTACCGGCATATACATGCCTGTGTTACCTTCTGATAACATTTTCTTTTTCCTCCTTGTGAAGTATTGTTTATATCAAAGTCCCGTACGCTGACTCTAATATCATCTACCGAACATCTTCTTAAACATAGGATTGTTTGCCATTTGCATAGCATTATTAACTTGTGTCTGTGTTACCTGACCAGAATTAAGTAGGTGCTGAATAATATCATTAGGATTATTGATATTCTGCGGAATATTAAACTTACGTGACAACATCTGAATTGGATTCTGTTGCATTTGATTATATAAGTCCATTATGTTCTGCATATTATCTACCATATCAATCGTCACCGTCTTTCTTTCGTCTTGTCGAAGTTGTGGGTTGTTCCATATTCTTCTTAATGGCATTTAACTCACCCCTTAACTCATCTAATTCACAATTTAACTCGCCTATCTTTTCTCTTAACTCATTTATTGAGTTAGAACTTTCGGGTATTTCTTCTACATCCTCTTTCACCAATTTATACTTCTCAAAAGAAGGGCGGTCTAACTGTGAAAATCCCATAGTCTTTGTATAGACATAAGGCGCATTTTCATTCTTAAATGTTACTGAATTACCAGGTGCAACTGGATAATTTCTTGCAACTTCTTCACTTGGTACTGAAATAAATCCGTTGTTCTGAATTTGAGGTTGTGTTGGCGCAACATTCATCTGTGGTTGATTTTGCATAGGATAATACTGTTGCGGATAAGGGTTATAATAGTTTGGCATTTCTTATTCCTCCTTTTTCCAATAGTAAATTGGTACTTCATCACCACTATCCCAAGTATCATAATAATTGCCATCTTTTACTGCGATAACGTGAGTGCCAGTAGCAAGTATATATGTACCTGTTGGATAATCTTCTATAAAATC